AACCTCAAATTGCTGCGGTGCTTCAGTTATGATGGGCGATATTTGCTCTGATTGTGGAGAACACTGTGAAGCTGAATATTGGGATGAAGAAGGAGATGGAGAAAATCCAGAAGAATTTGGTTCGTCTAAATCATATAATGAAGGTCATACTTGCCATGATGGAAGTAAGTCTATGTTATCTGAAGCTGCACACCACCTAATTGAATCTATATGCGAATCAACTTGTTCAGATGCTTCAATGTATGAAGCAGATTCAGATCCAGAACATCAATTTGAAGGATACGTTACTGAAGCTTGCGCTTATATGGAAAAGTGTATGTACGAAATGGTAGACGATGGAATGACAATTAATGAAGGTTGGAATAACGAATCTGCCTGCTATGAATCAACTTGCGAAATGATTAAAGAAGTTTGTGAAAAACTTTGTAGCGAAGCCCTAGAAATCCATAACGATCAAACTCCAACTGAATACAATGAATATGTTGCTGAAGCGATTGGATGTTATAAAAATGGTCTAATGGAATGCGCAATGAGTGAGTCTGACCATATAGATGTAAACGAGTCTGAAGAATCAGCAAAGTTAAAGTATTCAAAGGTTGCGGAATGGATTGCTAAGACTCTTAATCAAGAACGCGCATTATCCATGTCAAAAGAGCAACAGGCTGATGAAATTGGAGTTACTCCACAGGAGTATGAAGATATAATGGCACAAATTAAAGAGGAAATATAAAAGCAGATCTTTCAATTGAAAGAACCTGATCTAAGAACGCAAGGCCCAGAAGCTTTGCGTTTTTTGCTTTTATTAAGCCAGATTTAGTATATTTACATTGAATAACTGGCTAAATAAATAACAAAAAATAGTAGGCCAGTGCAAAGAGTAAACGAAATGGCATTTTCTAGAGATAACTCAATTATCATATTTGATTTAGATGACACGCTAGTTGTCACTAATGCAAAGATCCTAGTTAAGGATGCACTTACTGGTGAGACCTTTGATCTTACTCCACAGGAGTTTAATGAATATGAAAAGGAACCACATCACGAAGTAGACTATAATCAATTCAATGATGCTAATATCTTAAAGGCCGGTCGATTGGTAGAATGGGTACTTAACATATTGCGTTCTGCGTATGAATCTGGAACAGCTGTCGGAATTATTACAGCTAGAGATAATAAGAAACTAGTCAGAGAATTTCTATTATCCCATGGGATCGATATTCACCCAAAATTAATCTATGCAGTTAGCGATCCAGAATTTGGATTTGAAGGAACCATTGCTGAAAAGAAAAAAGAGGCTTTCCGAAAGTTAATTACTAAAGGATTTAGGCACTTTACTTTCTATGACGATGATCGTAAAAACCTAGAACTTGCAAAAAGTCTAGAAGACGAATTTGAAGAAATTACAATGAAGACCAGAAAAATTGGTCGTACTCAAGTTCCAAAATTAGATATTAGAACAGTTGGTATTTTTAGTGGTAAATTTAAACCACCTCATGCTGGTCACTATGAAGCAATTGCAAAAATTGCAGAAGAAAACGATGAAGTTCATGTTTTTATTTCAAAAACTGAAATGGCTGGTATTAGTGGAAATGCTGCACAAGATGTATTAGATTACTATCTTGAAGACTTTGACAATGTTGAACTTCACCTAGCAGAGGTTACTCCAGTTAGAAGTGGTTATGAATTTGTTGAATCACTTGGTAAAACTCAATATGCACCAAATACAGTCGTTAATCTCTATGCAACCGATAAAGATATGCCTCGCTGGGCCGCTATGGAAAAGTGGAAAGGCAGTATCTCTAAAATTAACCGAATTGAAACCGCTCGTCCTGAATTTGGAGGAAACTCTGGTGCAGAAGGAGATGAAGATGGTGTATCTGGAACCTTAATGAGAGAGTTTTGGTTAGCACAAGATTTTGATAAGTTTTCACAGGGGATCCCTGAAGGAAAGGATCCCAAAAAGGTTTGGATGATATTAGGCGGAAAGATTGAAGAGGACCTGCTAACCCCAGAATTACTCAGAGACCGCAAGAAAAGTAATCCAGATATGGATGATTTACCACCAGAGCGAGCTCCACAAAGAGTTAGCGGAACTATACGAGTACCTGCACAATGGGGCATGTATAAAGGCGGAAGACAGGAACTTGGAGCAAATCCAGGATCTGGAACAAGCCGTATAAAAACTTTTTCGGACTATATTTCCGATAAATAACAAAAAGAATCTAAATAAAAATGGTTAAGTCATTTCAAAACTACTTTGGTCTAAATGAAGATGCTGCAACTGAGTTAGTTACATTAAATCAGCAGGAAGCTGAAGCAATGAAAAAAGTTAATGATGCTCAAATTGAATTAAAGAAAATTCAAGATCAAATTAAAGCTACTGTTGTTAAACAGGCAGAAGAAGACAAAGCTAAAGTTGCGCAAGCACAATAGTTTAATTAAAATAACGCAAATCGCGTGACTAGACAAGAATTAATATCAGATATTATTGATGAAGTAACGTTTTCGGGGTCCCTTCCATATCAACTTCCAACTAAAGAGGTTGAGCGTGTTATTAAAAACGCCGAGGTGTTCTTTTATGATAATTGGCAGTATGCTCTAGATAAAGCGTATTTGCAAATTCCAACTGAAGTATTTACAGCCGGTCAATTTACAAGCAGCCGTACTATTACACTTCCAGATTGCGTACAGTTTGTACATAAAGCGGTTGAACCAACTGGAGCTTCTGTGTTCTCAACGATTGACCGAGATTTCGGAGAAAATAAATTTGTTGGAGCAGAAATGTACTTAACTCCATTTGTTGGAGAATCGTTAATGTATAGAACAGTAATGTTTTCATTTTTGGATCTAACTAGAGCATTTCTATTAGATACAATTGCATATGATTATAATAAAAACACCAAACAATTAATGGTGCTCGGTCGAACTCCAAAAAGAGGCGCTGTTCTTGAAGTTGCAAAAAAGATTGATCCATCTAATCTTTATGAAGATGAAATGTTTCAACGATATTGCAGAGCAAAATCTAAGCAAAGACTTGGGGAAATGATTACAACATTTGACTATGTTTTGCCTGGAGATGTTAAAATAAACTATGCTAACTTAGTAACAAAGGCTGATGCTGAAATGACTGCAGTTTTAGAGGCAATTAAAGGTGAAAACTCTGCCGGTTGGATGTATACAATGAGATTCTAATATGATTACAGATATTTACATAAAACACGAAAACGAACCAGGTTATACTGAAGAGTCAATTGTTGAACAAGAAGAGATGCACCTTTTATTATCTCAAATTAAAATGACCCTAATGACTCCAAATAGATCAGTTTTAGGAGCAGCCGACTATGGTATCGATGAAGATAATTACCTATTTGAGTTTAGTGAAGATTTTGATATAGTTAATGTTGAAGAACAAGTAAGATCTCAATTAGAACAATATTGTACACTACTAAAAAATAGAGATTGGGAAGCAAAGGCATATTTAGTAACAAATGACAATGATCAATATCGAGATGCGGTTCACGTTGTTTTGTCAGTAGATAAAAATACTAGGTTTGTTATTGCATACGAATAACCTATTCAATATAAAAAAGAAAAGCCGCTAATGCGGCTTTTTTTATGTAGTAATATACGACTTAATTATAGAGCGCCTGGTGCGCCTAATTCGGTTGCAGTTTCTTTTCCAGCAGCAGGTTCAGCAGCAGCTCCACCTTCAGGGGCAGCACCAGCTTCAGGGGCAGCGCCAGGTTCAGCGGCAGCACCTTCTTCGCCCTCTCCAGTTGGAGTTTGATTCATATAGTCTTTATTCTTTTGAAGATCTTCATCGCTCATACGTAAATACTCTTTAACCAAGTATTCAGTAGAGAAGTATGGCTTACCTTCATCATCAACAACTCCTTTAAGCGCGTTAAGAGTAGCAAGACGTTTATTAAGTAAATCTTGTTGTTTGATTTCTTCAAATACGTTATCATCATGCCAGTTAATACCTACTGCGTTTTTAAAACGGTAATCGTCTTTTAGGTCTTTAAAATCAAGACACATTTGAAGATATAGCGGCTTAGTCAATAATTCCTTAAAGGCTGAACGAAGACGCGTTATAAACTTATTATAACGAATTTCTTCACGACGAATACCTTCAGCATTCATTGTATATTGGCCTGCACCATTTGCCGAATCCCATCTTGAATAGGGAATCTTGGAGTCCATCTTTAACTTTTCTTTGAAATAGTTAAGAAGTTCAGAACCTGACATATTTGGACCAGCATATTCCAATGGAGCAATTTCAATTGCCTGATTTTGGTCATTTACTGGTAAAATATAATTCTTATAGAATAATAGGTTAGGGCGGCCGTCTACTTGGATTTCTCCAGTATTAGTATCAAAGAAAATATCCTCCTTTAATTGATTTGCAAATTCACGAACATCTTCCTTTGCTTTATTTAAGGACTTACTTCCAATTGGAACTTTAGTTGTTAAACGAATAGGAGCATTCATAGTATGCCAAATAACTTTAGAGTGTTCAATAACACGCATTAAGTTAAATGATCGAACCATTCTTTCAACGAACGAAATACGTTTTGTTCTAAAGTGATTTGAATATGATAAGTAAAGAACTTGGGAATCGGTAAGGGTTCTTACTTTAGATTCTCCTGCAACTTTCTGGGCCCATTCTAAAAAGATCTTTCCGGCTGCATCCTTTTTAATTTGTGGATATAGCGTAGATGGATCGATTTCTTTAAATCCAATAATTTCTCTTGGGTTTTGTAAGTCATCATAAAGAATCTCAAAGGCTAAATGTCCTTCAATCAACCACTGATAAAAATATTGCCATGCTGAAATTCCTTCGTTAAAGCCCCATGCATTGTAGATTCTTTCAAAATTTTCGTTATATTTTTCAATAACTTTTTCTTGATACTTAAGACGCTGCTCTTTATTTTTTCCTTTATAGAGCATTTCACCAACCAAGTCATTTGGATATGCAAAACGGTTATCTTCATCAAATACAATAACGTCATCGGTAATTGATTCGATTACAAATTCAATTTCACCGTTTGATGCAAGATCTCTTAATCTTTCTCGTTTGGTTGCGTAATCTAATTGAAAGAATGCAATGGCTTTAGTTCTAAGAGCAGATGTAGTATCTGATATTGCCATAGTTGCTCTAGCTAAGGAGTCTTGCTGGCCTCCAGCTAAAACATTTCCTCTCGCCTGCATTAACTGACTTTCAATAAATCCTATCGATTGTGAGTTCTTAATTAAAAGATCCTCGTACTTCATACCAACTCGGCTTAAATCTGATAGTCTTGATTTAAGTCCGCCTAAGCCGATATTGTCTAGAAATCCTGCCATAATTATGCGTTAAATTGTGATATTACTGAGTCCATGCTTAAAGATCTGGTCTGAATTCCATCGAAAATATTAGTTTGAGCAATTCTGGGAACCAGGTGAAATGGTATAAGTGTTGGGTTTGTAATATTTGCTTTTTGATATTTATTTACTGCGTAACGAATGTTAAATCTACCGCCGCTCGCATTTTGAAAAAGATCTGCCATCATAAATGGATTTGCATTAAATCCTATTAGTGCTGCATATTCAGGTAGCCTGTATAGTCTCCTGGTATCACCAATAAACTCCCCTTTATCATCATATGATTTACTTATGATACTATTAAGGGTTTGCCAAAGTATGTTCAGGATAATCTGAGTAGCCCCTACGGGCATTACTTTAAGATTCAATATAGTAACTTCAGTTGCACTATTTGATAGACAAATACCAATTGGAAGCTGGTCGTAATACGGCCGTTTAATTGAATATTTTGCCATTTCTTTTGCATCAAGATACTGATCAGCAGTTGGGATTTGTTGGTCATCAACTGGCTGAGCAAAAAATGTGTAAATATGACCGGGAATAAAAACAGATTCAGGTAATGGCGAAATGCTACTAAAAAATGGATCTTCTAGTTTTTCACCTTTATTTCTAAAATCGTCTATTTGGGCACTAAATGTTGGCTTGATCATCTTTATATTCTACAAACTTTTAAATAAGAAGTTTTCGGTAATAATCCCGAACCTAATTCCTTTTTGTGCTGCATAGTCTCTGGCTGCCTCAAATTTGGCCTGATTCATAACAAACTGCTTTGCAGCATAGACATAGCTTGCAGTTTGTTTATCGGTCATTCTCTTTGGTTTAGTTGGAGGCGAAACATATTTGTTTGGTTTAATCTCAATTAACCAATTTTCTTCAGTATTATTGGGGCCTACTAACTTAACAAAGAAATCAATATAATAAATGTGACCGCGTTTGTCCATTGGATTGTAATAAGGAATTCCAAATGGTTCAGATGAATATTTAAGAACAGAAGGACTTGAATCTAACCATTTCAAAAACTTATATTCCCAACTCGATCTGTAAATGATTTGGGTAGGATCTCCCATATATCGATCTGGCTGTTGTGGTCTAAAATAACCTTGCTTTACAGATCCACCAATTCTAGGTTTAAGAAATGTTTTAATATTCTTTTTTTGATTAGGGTCTTTCATATTAATATTTATA